ATAACAGTCATTTGGATCGGTGATAATCTCGGTGATCTCTTTCATCGGCATGATCCTGATCGACGGTTGCGGTTTGGCGTATTTGTAAATCGCAATAAACAGGTTGCCGCCTTTCTGCAACATTTTGTCATTATGCTCTATTGCCTGTTGTGACACAAACGCGCTGAGGTTGTAAGGATCATCAAGTATAGGATCTAAGATGTTCTGTTTTTTGGTTTCATCTTCTTTAGATACCGAGATTTCAAACTTTTTTGAGAATGTAAACAGCGTTCGAATGTCAACCACGCGCTTAATTAACGGATTGAAGATATAATAAAACTCTGCTACTTCGAAATAGTTATCAATATCAGGCTTTGTCAACTTCTGCATTGCGCGCCCGGATATAAGCTGCCATCCGCGATCCCTCTGAAGGCGCCAATCATATAATCCAGATGAAGCACTCTCTTCAAGTTTGTCAGTCAGGCGCCGGGTTTCGAGTTGCTGGTCTCTGAAAGCTGTTGAGAGTTGATCTATCCTCTCAGTAGCCTTAGCTAGTTCTTTTGATTTAAATATAGACATGTCTTAACAGTAATACGCGCACAAGAATAAAAAAGGTTTTCGTGTTGGTTTGTTGTTTTTAAATAAGTTTAAGTTGTGATATATCCACACATCCGGGTTTACCCAGAATCATTATCATTACAACAACAGCCCCACACATCACCCAAGCCTTAGATGTGGTTTTAGATTTTAGAGGCTTACCCAATAGATCTCCATTATCCCCCACAAAAGGGTAATATTCTACAGGCGTTGCAATAGGATATTTTTCGTTAAATTCTTCTATTTCCATTTTTTTTATCTCCTTATTATTCAACATTTAACTTTATTATTAATAAAACTTATCTAAATATAATAATCATCCTCTACCGCTTGCATCATCTGCTTACCTCCAGCAGAGAAACCCCCCTGAGAATGCCAGATTATAGCCTGAGTTGTCATATCTGTGTCATCATCGTGCGCTGCGTCCGGGAATGATACCATTGATTCGACATAGTCATTATACCAATACGCCCCTGCAGGCAGGTGCACTAATCCGGAACTAAAAAACGGAACTGTTTGGTATGCTCTGTCTATTTTAGATCCTTGTGGATTGTATGGCACTATCGGTATTGGTTGCCCTGTTGCGCGCAATGATTGTATTAAAGATTGACCTGATGCTTTATTTTCAATAAGTAATGCATTTGGCCGATCACGCATATAAAAATTATACGCAGTGCTCAATAAATCAGGGTATTCTAATTTTGCTTTATATCGGTCTATTAGAGTATATCCCTGTCTATTATACCCCCATAATCCATAAACTGAATAATCAGGATCGGTATTTTTGCCTTTATCATCAACTTGGAATGCAGTATCCCAGCTACCAAATTTAAATTGCCATTGGATTTGTGACAATATTTTTTCAGGTATTAAATGCCGGAACCATTCGCGCTTAAACACGTTTCCACCAGCAGGCCGGATCTTCCAATTTCCATAAAGTAATCGCTCTTTCTCGACTTCAGGCAGCGCCATTAAGTTGGCCTTATACGCAGGATCGGCTTTCATCAACGCGGGATTGTTATCCAGTGTCGCTGCTATAAAGGTAAAACTGCGCGGTATAAGTTCAGGATATAATATCTTAAGCTCTGCCCGGGATGCACCCCATACTATTTCATTATTGTGTCGGATAAAAAACCTGATAATCCCACTACGCTCTTTTATTGGGTATCCGTCTTTCCCAATCCACCACGATATAAATTTAGCTACCCAACTATCAGGATCGGGGTTACAAGTCGCGCGAACGTAGGGTTTAACCCCGCATACCGACCGGTTACGACTGAGTAAATACCAGAACTGATACTCTGTAAAGTGTGTGAGTTCGTCGAATAGAATAAGGCAATACTGCGCGCCCTGATGATCTAAAGCGTTCTTTTCATATTCCAAATGTGCAAATTTAAATTTGTTTGGAGTCTTTGCACCCTTACAAGGAAATAACCATTCCAAAGTAGTTTCTTTAGGCTCTGCATGTCCGGAATATAGCTTTAAGGATTCATCCCAAAGACCGCCACCGCTTCTAATCATGGGAGTAGTTCGCCTGAAACAAACAGCGTTAAATCCGGGGACTGTTTTTATATTATATGTAGGCTCTAGCAATTCGGAAAAGGTTTTTCCTGAGCCCGCTGCCCCCCCGTAAATACAAATATCAGCAGAACAGGTTAAAAACTCCTCCTGTGGCCCGGGTTGCGCAAAAATATTAATTTTTTTCATTGTTTGATATCAGGCAATCCTTTTATTATGCGGTCACATCCTTCATGGGTGTGTGGATTGAAATTATATCTTTGTCAACCTTTACAGACATAACATATCCCTGCCGGGAAGTAACTAGAATATCTCTACATATCTGCCAGTCCTGACGATTTGATAGGATTGTATAATTTTCCTTTGTCATGGTTAAAACAACATTATATTCATCAGAAGCGCGCGTTGAAAGTGATATAAGGCGCTTTATCACAGTCTCGTAAGATTCTCCTTGTCGTTTTTGGGATTCTAATATAGATTTGGTTTCGTCTGAAATTTGCAGCGTAGACATTAGTTTTATAATAGTATTTTATATTAAAAAAGGTTTTTGTTATAATTTACCGCAATGAATCCATTTTTGAAATTGTTTAAAATTCATCTTTTTTGTTTTGATTAGATCTACCCCGTATAATGTCCTCAGAGTAAACCCCAGATCCTCTAATGTGCAGGGCTGATGTTTGCATACAAAATATAAATCTGAGATATATCCCATCTGTTTTTGATATTCTTCAAGTTCTATCTTTTAACTCCTCCTTTCTTACACTCCCGTCTGGGATCTCAATTATTGGTCTTTTGGCCGGGAGAATAAATACTGTCTGATCAATTTCTCCCGACACTTCAATATCTCTTTTATCGCGCCATTCCGCAGGTTTTCTATTTTTAAGCCAAAATATGCAGGCTGTTGTATCTGGGGGAACTATCTTTTTTGTGATCTCTACTCTTGCAGATCCTTCTGATTTTATAGATCCATCTGGATTTTTCACCACATCTTTTATTATTTTCTCCTCTCTTGTCTCATACCCCATTGCCCGTTTTAGCAGCGCATTTTCTACTTCAAAGTCTATTGGGGCTTTCCCTTTTTTTAGGGATGCCAAAACTTCAGGGAATCTTGTTTTATACGTTTCAAATGTTGCAACTGAGACCCCCAATTTTTTAGCGATGTCCTTTTCGATCATTCCGTCACGCGCATACCCTTCTACCAATGCCGGGAAAGTCTCAGGATCGTATTTGCATTTTGCCATTTCTCAGTTTATCCTCAAGTTGTGTAAATGTCAATACATCCCATTCTAAGGGTTCTCTTCCATGATCATTTATGTGTTTTATTGTGTCTTCAAACGTAAATGCCTCTTTCCCAATAAACGGGTAAAAATCATGTTCTCCTTCAGGCAGCGTTAATTCTACAGACCATCCTTCACAATTATAGATTTGTGTTTCGTCAGTCATAACCATCCCAAACAAACAGACAAGATCCAATAAGTCCACGATGTAACAAAACATCCGAATACAAACGCTAACCAGTGCGAGTTATCAATTTTAATCATCTTTTACAACCTCCAAAAAATCCTTCCATTTCATCACAACCATATTTTCAGTGTTGTTCTGCCGGTATATCAACATCGGCACAAGGCCTTCTTTAATAGCGTTCTGTTCTGTTTGTTTCCACCACTTAGGCAATGATAGCTTTTCACATCGTTTAGCCTCTACCGCAAATGGGAACCGTTCTTGTGCAATTTTAGATAGCATGATATCAGCCCCAGATGCCCCCATACTCCTACTTACTACATCATCTGGATATAAGTCAAGTGCATTCTGGATATCTCCTGCTATCTCCTGCTGATGTAAACGGGCCTTAGCTTTACAGGCTGCCGTTGTTGATGCTGTCATTTATTTTACCACCTAGATACTATCATCTATATTTTTGATTATTCTTTCACAGGTATCACAGTTCTTTCTCATTATCTTCCATCTCCATTTCACAAAACAGCCATTTAAGGGTTTCATTCAGCCATACGCTGCGTTTCAGTCCACCACGATACTTATCTATTTGCTCGTTTACTTCTTCGTCAAGCGAAAATGATGTATTTTTTTTCATTTGTTTAAATCACTCCGTAAAATACAAGCGCGCCAAACACATTAAAGAGATGTGCCCCGGTTATCATCGCTGTTAGTAATCCATCCCTCAATCTCATGTATGTTTCCTGCGGTTACAGTTTCATAATATCTTACTGATTCTGCCCCTTCACAAAAAGCAGTTAAAATTAATTTATTTGTTTCCATTTTTCATCCCCTTTTTTATTACAATATAATAGTTATACTTAATAATATATAACACTTTTTAGAGTTATTTGAGTTATTGTTTTTGGCTTTTTAGTAAATCTAACAAAGATACTCTTTTATTCCAACAATCTAACTATAATTTGAGTTTAGAGAGTTTTAGTTATTGTTTTCCGATAAACCACTAATAAAAAAAGGAGAACCATAAAACAGTAAATAACTAAAATAACTCTATACTAATATAATATATATATATTATATATCTATATTATACTTATTTAAGAGATTGTTGCTCATTTTAAAGAGTTTGAGTTATTTGGGTTTTTTTTGCAATAACTCAAAATAACTACACAAACTCAATTAAACCCAATCGGATTCGCAAAAAAGATCTTGTAAAATGTATCTCTCAGCCGGTCTGCCGCCTTTACCTTTTAGACTTGCCGACACTCTGACCAAATCATAGTCATCACTGATTACTTTGATTACCCCCTCTCTCACACGGTCATCTGATTTCCCATATAACGGACACTTACGGGCCAACTCCTGCACTGTTGCGCCCATGTTCTTACCTTTGCGAATATGCTCTATGACCTGTTTACAAATAGCCTCAAAGTCACTGTTTGCCACACGTGATTTAATTCTATCAACAGTCTGCTGGGAATAATAATTAATATAATCAATCGCCCATTTAGCATGTTCTTCAAGCACCTCAAATGAATTACAGGATA